AGACGACAAGAAGGCAAGGATTGAGGACAAGTATCTCGAGAAGGAAGATCTGAAGAAACTGCTTGATGCCTCGATAGATGTTCCACACTGGCATTATGTTATTCACTTCATGGCTCTGTCCGGACTTCGTGTCGGAAAAGTTATTTCTCTGAAGGACAAAGACATTGATGCAGAATATATCCATGTCAGATCTACATACGAGATCAATGCTGACAAGATTGACACTCCCAAGACACGGACTTCCGAGAGGGATGTCTATCTCAGAGTTGAGCTTGATAACCTGGTAAAACAGATCAGGGCATATTATAAACGGTATAAGTTCAAGAACGGAATACAATCCCGGTACTTCATGTGTGGGAAGGATGGGGATATACTCTCCTATTACAGCTTCAACAAATATCTGAAGGAGCTCTCTGAACGTGTCCTTGGTCGCAGGATCACAAGTCACGCTCTCCGGCATACTGCTGCATCGCTTCTGATCGCAGAGGGAGTTCCGCTCGAAACGGTCTCCAGGATGCTCGGACATGACGACTCAAAAGTCACCCAGGAGATCTACTTTCATATCACAAAAACGCTTCGCAACCGGGATAATAATATGCTCAGAAATATCTCCATACTCTGATTTATTTCCCCTTTATTTCCCCTTGGACAAAAAGCAACACCCTAGAATGCACTATTTTAGCCATTTCTAGGGTGTTTTCATGTGCGGGAGATGGGACTTGAACCGTGTTTTGAGGGATGCGCAAATATGGCTCAAACCCTACTGTTTTAGCCATCTTTCGGGGATAGGCTCAAAGTGCACAAATGTGCAAAAATGGCATAAATTTACTTTTATTTCCCCTTTTATTTCCCCTCGGATAGCATCAAAAAAAAGGACGCTCACTCCGAAGAGTAAGCGCCCTGGCATAGAGGTAAGAAATGTAAAATTGGAACTCAATTTACGTATATATTACCATCCATTCGGGCGCATATCCATCCCGAAGGAATGCGCATCCAAATGAAATGATTATCAGAGATTACTTCGAGGCATGTCACGCGTGTTCCGGGGAGCAGAGCGCCCTTGCTGTTAGCATGTCTCTTGGCATCGGGTGTCAGGTGATCATGACCAACATAGGGATAGTTGAGACCAGCGCCGGTTCTGACGTTTAGGCTACTTCTTACTCTGACGGTATAGATCTTATTGACAGTATAGGCTGATGTATCGAGTGCCACCACCGTATGCCCCTCAGACGCGCTCTGAGGCTTTTCTAGGGATTTTATTTCAGAGGTGGGCTGTTTATGCTCCGGCACCTGCACAAGCTCGCCATCGAGCCCATACGGAGGGCAGATGTAACCTCGGATGTACCTGCCATTGACTTTGATGGAGCGATCTCTGACGGAATGATTATAGTTGCCTTCGCGCACGAGGATATTGATATCAGAAACCCCGATGACTATACCAACGTGATCAGCAACTCCGATATTGTCTCCCCAACCTTGGTCTTGCCAGTCGTAGAAGATAACGTCGCCCACGTCTGGAACATAATCATCCGCTTCCTGCCATAAGCCGAGCGCCTTCGCCTTCTCAATCATCTTCGGGCATGAGCACTCCGCGAAGCCATTATAGCCATTCAGCAAAAATACTGCGGTGACCGTAGCAGCGCACCAGGCATCCGACTTCTGTATCCGGTAGCCACGTGGGAGCGGTTCCTGAGCATTATACACACTCAGGACACGCAGATGTCCAGCCTCGCCCTTGAGTTCAGAAATAGTCTTACAGATTGCTTCCCTTGTCATCCTTTATCCTCCTTGTTCCCAGCATCTGCCAAGCCCTCACCGATAATGTAACCTATCACAGTAGCCCCTGCCATTATCAGAGATGCTACCTGTGTTCCAAGCTGTTCATCCTTCCAAATGAAGACTATCAGCATTGTCACGAAAGACGCAACCGCCATCCAAAACTTTCTACTTGTTAGCTTTCTTTTCCAATCCATTATTACACCTCCTTGCTAAAATATTCTAATTCTATAATATCACCACAATCCGCGAATATATTATTCGTCCCCACGAGCGACTTAACAGGAGTAGGAGTAAGCTGAACGGTGATGGGGGTTGCGAGTTCGTAAACTAACTGTACTCCGTTCATGGCTGTTTTGAATGTAGTGGCATCGGTGTAAGAATCATCCCTAACAAATATCTGCTCATTATTGTAGCAATTTCCAATTGAGCCATTTTCACTAGACTGCGCAAAATATGCCGCACTGCTAAAATTGCCACTAAACTTATACGCCGAACAAAGCATGGAAATATTAGATATAAGTTTTCCTGCAATAGTGGAATAAAATATAGGTACAGAATATGACGTTGTTCTGCTCCAATTCAGCGTCCCTAAATCCACATACGCTTTCTTCACCACCAACTCCCCACTAACCACATCAAGAGTACCGCCGTATCGTGTCCCGTCTAGGTCGATTGTGTACTCGTGTGACGTGGTAGGGCTTTCTGCATCATCTGCTACTGTCACCACCGCCTCATCCCAGCCGATGATGGGGCAGATGTTCTCGGGCGACGGGTCGCCATGGGAGAGGTCTTGATAGGGCGTGACGGAGACTTTGAGGGATGCCATCGGCAGGTCTGTTCCGTCATTAAATGATGCAATATCGGCAGGCAAATCACTTAAATTATTCAGCAAGTAGGCATTCTCTGGAACAGGCGGAGTTGGAACATTCACGACTACTGGACTATAAGCCTTGCCACTCTCGGAATAAGTTCCGTTCTCTGTGACATTAAGCTGTTTAATCGTCACATCACCACCGCTTCCTTCTCCTGCTTTCGCTAGGAAATACTCTTCCCTTGTGATTGGCTCGGGAACGCTCTGAGTTTTGTCATATATCCTCTTAATAAACATTTCCTTGCGTGTTATCGGAGTAAGGTCACCTCCGTCAAGCAAGGTTTCTTTTCTTGTGATTGGTTCTAAATCTGGCATGTTTTTACCTCCTTAATAAATATTCTTGCATATCGTCTCTTGCCATCTTCAGGTCCTCAGTATGATTACCGTCAATAGCATGGCTCATAAGTGCCAACATAGATTTCATCAGCACTTGTTGAGCCTCCTTCATTTCCTTTTGTTCTTTCTCAAGTTCGTTAAGTCTCTTGTTGTCATTGTCAAACATTTCATCATGCCTCTTAAGTCTCTCGTCTCTGTTACTGTCTGGTTTCCGCATCCACCTAATTATTGAGGCTATGATAGCCCCTGCTCCGCCTAGTGTGATAATTGCGGTACAGAGAAGTTGCGTGAACGTCCATAGTGTGTTTATCATGTGTGCCTCCTATGTGGTTTTGGTGTACTGAATAGTTATGTACTTTAATGTAATTGCGCTATTTCTTGTCTGCTGTACCTGCACATAATTTGTAGTAGATGTTTGCGCTCTTGCTCCTAAAAAGCTAAATACTGCGCCTTCGGTATTTGCTCCATTTATATATATAATGGCATCAATTCCTTGCTTTAATATGCTCGTATCAACCCATGTATTGCTTGCAACTGACAATACAGAAGAAAGCTCCCATGTCCTTTGATACAGCGTCTTTCCATCTATCCACGTTCCTATTACTTGTTCATCAGTTGAATAATGTACGTTAGGAACTGCAAGGGTGTTGTATTCGCCACTTCCTGCAACATCGGTGGTCTTGGTATATAAAATCGTGATATAGCCTCGGGTAAAGCTTCGACTTGAACCAACATTTATTGTAACTTTATCAGTAGATGCGTTGTAGCCATCAGAAACCGCTCCATATTGTGAAATCAAACTCGTATTTATGTAAGTCATTGGCAAATTGAGCCATGCCCCACTAGGTACTTGCGCATTTATATCTAATTTTACCACGGTTTCTGTATTGCTTAACCCCATGCTGATTGTCTGTGTTCCACTTGACAAGTTCCCAAAAGCAATCGTCTTTTGATACAGTGGCTTGTTATCTCTCCATACACCAACTTCACGTTCTTCCTCGCTATATATGAGTGGCGTAAACCCATACGCTTGATAGCCTCCGCTTCCTGCGGTATCAGTGGTTTTGGTGTACCATAATGTCATTTTCCAAACGCTACACGTTCCGCTGTTTCGTGTTGATAATAATCTAATATATTGAGATGCTGATGTATCAGCGTTAGCCACTACTCCACCACGCCATGATGATATATTATTATCATTACACATTACATCAATTATGTTTTTAATATTAAAATCTGATATTTTAACAGGTGTTTCTGTCCAGCTTGCAGTTACTGATAAAAGATTAGAAAATTCCCACGTTTTTTTATATATAGGCTTGCCATCTGTCCATACTCCTACTTGTTTTTCTTCAAGCGAATATATCTGTGCATCTAATATCAGATTTGAGCCACCGCCCTCGATGTCATAAACCGTTCCATCTATCTCAACGGTATTGAGCGTGTCGGTTGCTTCGCCTTGTGGGTTTGGTATGACTTCCGAGCCACCGCTTTCATCACCTACATATTTACTCCAGTTGTTCTCTATCTTGCCATAAATTTCATACCATCCGCTGTTGAATATTCCCTCTATGTTGAAATTGGTAACTGTAAATGTGTACGTTCTTTCGGGATGCAGGTTATAAAATCCAAATCTAAAGATATTTACTTCGCCTGCTGTGAAAGTAACCGTATAATCATGTGAATTATTATCATCTGCAAGCTGTGTACGTACCGAATAATTTCCATCAACCCCCACATAGAAATATGAAGCCCATCCTTCATCATGAATATTTCCAGAAGCAAATTTTCCTGTAAAGGTTATTGTGTACTGTTTTCCCTCTGCAAGTCCGTATGTACTAAACATTACTTCCTCGCCTGCCGCTGTGCTACTCGCTTTTCCTTGTATTTCAAAATCAAAGCTGTTATGGCTGTTTGCTAGGAATGAAGTCAAGTCAAGTGGGTGGCTTGCATCTTTTGTATATGTGACATCTGTGTCATTAATAACATCCACATTCAGCGCACCATATCTCAAATACAAGTCATTTTCTTCGCCTAAACTATTAGTCGGGACATTAACGCCTGCATAGATGTTATTTCCGCCTGTCATGCCACTCCACGCTCCGCTGTGGTTCTGCCAAATCTTGACTATATTGCCATTCACATCTGTCTGAAAATACACATCCCCATCACTACCGCCTGTGGGGGTGGATGTGCCATAATCGATAGATGTGCCTCCGATGCTGTCAAGTATCGCTATCGTGCCCTGAAGCAAGCTGCGCCCATTGTATCTGACATCACTCACTCTGTCCTGTAAGGCATCTATCTGCGCCTCAATCGCGCTCGTGTCAAATCCGCCAGCAACCGCCTGTCCGTTTGCCTGCGAGAGCATACTCGATACAGTCGCCTGAGGCTTGCCTATTACGACATTCGAGTTATACCCTCTGATAACATCATACGTCAGCCCTATTACTCGGCTTCCTGTCGTATGGATGCCATGCTCTGTGTCATCTATCTCCACGCTGTCTCCGAGCTTAATGGTCTCAAGTGCCACGAAGTTAGCATACTCTGTCGTTCTGGATAAGTCCGCCATACTGACCGTTACTGTCAGAGCAGGCTTATCAATGCCCTCCAAATACTTCTTGTTAACCCACTCTGTCATCAGCGCATACAGGAGCGTATAGAGCGCATCCTTGCGAGTGTTGACTGTTGTCAGAAGGGATGTCATTCCAGTCGTGAATACAGCTATCGCATCACTCTTCGAGCTGTCCTGATCTACGACATAGCCATCCTCGTCAAAGTAGTACCATGTGCCATTAATCTTGAGCCACTGGCTTTCGACATACACAGCAGCAAACTCACGGTTTTCAGCATTGCCAAACCACCAGCGCTCATCATCCTGCACCCAGTCCCACTGATAATCAAGGATTGCTGTGTTAGGCGCATAATAGCCATAACGGTCAAAGAAATAATATGCTCCATCAATAAAGAGCCATGTATCATGAGCGTACTTCTTTGGATCTTCTGAAGTCGCGCCTTCCTCTCCGAACCAGTATGGATCTTCAGAGGTTCCGCTTCCATGCCAGCTCCATTCACTCTCGCCACTCTCGTCCGCTTCGTACCAGCCCTCTTCGTTGAACCAGTATTCCTGAAGAGTGCCATCCATCGTAATATACACAAAGGTATTATGCGCGAAGTATTTGTTGAAGTTTCCGTACCTTCTGCCTTCGCCTTCCTTCTGATGCCAGTCCCACTCTTCCTTGTCATCCTTCGGCTCTTCCCAGTAGCCCTGTGAGCCAAAATATGACCATGTCTTGCCTATTCTGACATACATATCCTTCGCGTAGCCATTTGCATCGCCATAGCGCCAGCCGGTCTCATCTGAGCCCATCCAGCCCCATTCAGGTTGTGTCAGATCTGCAAGCCATGCCATAGCGTTCTTGATGGTATCAGAGAGCAGCTTATACAGATCTGCGCTGATAACATTCACGAGTGCCATGTTCTGCACTGCTGTAATGATGTCCGCATTTATGGTCTTGATATAGTCTGGCTGATACCCTGCTCCGAGAGCTGTCGCATAGGACGACTGTGACAGAGTAGTCGTTGCACTCGTAACCGCTGATACGCAAGCCCTGGTCTCCTGAGCTGTCCTTGATGGACTAGCCTCTTCTGTATCAACGAGCCTATATGGAGTGATCATGTATCTGTCATGGTGTATCGGATAGTTGTCTATCAGAGGGCTGTCAACGTAGCCAGTGCCATTCAGACGTATGCCATCCTCGCTGATCGGATGTACTCGTGTCGAAAGTCCTGAATCGTCCTTGCTGTAATCAATGCCGGTCATATTATGACCGTACTGGATTTTATATCCTGTGTCTGATCCTATTCGGGAGCGGATGTTGAATTTGAGGTTATCATAGACGACTTCTCCGCCCCATACCTGGATAAAGCAGCCATCGTCACCACTTGCGAGTGCGCTGTTGATGTTCGTATTCGAAAAACTGGTGCTCTTTGTACCGGTCACATTTGTCTCAATGGAATATTTCTGCGTGAGTGCCTGGAGCTGCGCCGCTGCTTCTGAGGCAGTTTTATTATCCAGTACGAGATTGTCGATAGGCGCGTCAAATGTAGCCTCCATCGCGATAGGGAAGGCAATACAGGTCACGGAGTTGACGCCCCTGTTGTATGTATAGATACGGAACCTCTGGCGGATGGTACTCTGCTCGCCAACACATTTGATGTCAGCTCTGATCACAGCGCCTTCCTGAATCAGCTTATACCTTTCCTCTGCATCATACGGATGTTCAAGGTCAAGCTGCCATGCTCCGTTTATAGTCAAATTTAGAAAACAGGAGATGGGTATAAGAACCGCATCTCCGTTATTTGAATAATTCGTGTTTCCAGGTGAATATATGCAAATCATAGATTATACCCCCACTTAGGATATACTTCCAAGGTAGCTCCGGACACCGCGACTGTGTTAGTGCCATGTTTCAGCCTTAACCTCGCATAGTCTCCGGATATGTTAGCATTACAGTTATTATTCGAGCCATCGTAGGCTATGAACCTTCTTGTATCAATGTAGAGCGTACCAGTCGAAGTGAACGTCATAGCATTTCCATTAACCGTCAACGTTCCAGATCCGCTCCCAGTCAGCTTATACAGAGGATAGGCTTCATCTCCGCTGTTCGTAATAGTGCCTGCACTGGACGCTGCATCTCCGCTGGTTAAGAACTCATAAGGGTACACTGTGAATGTCGCCTGAAGCGTTCCATATCTGAGGATCACCCTGCTGTCTGTCGTAATGGACACCTTCTGCACCTCGTAATACGAGTCTGCAGCATCTCCAATGATCAGCTTTCCGATGCCCTGCAGCCACTGCTTGACCTGTCTATATGCTGTCTGATACTTTGATACACCGCCGGTCAGCCCCTCGTCAGCAACAAGTGCGAATTCAACCGTGATCTGAGCGCTAGATCTGTAAGGATTAGCGCCATACAGCGTCCCATTCCTTCCAGGGATCTGATACTCCTCCGTCAGAATGTCCGGGTGGATAATCTGCGGCGGCGTAGTAATAATTAAAGGGTACGCCTTTGATGACGTACCCCTGAACTTAATATCTCCGTTATATACCATAGTAACCTCCCTGGGCTACCTTTACAGCCCTTGTCTCGTTACCGATCTTCTGTATCGTATATTCTGAAATAATATCCTTGAGCTTGGTGTCTCCGAGGTTGATGGTCTCATAGACCGTGAACCTTGCACCATTCAGATCTGCATTATCATTTGTTGTTGGAATATTGCTCGCAGCTTCGTTGTTCACAGAAGCGCTGAACACAAGCCCTTCGTTGATATCCTTGGTTACGTCCTTCATGCCATTGTCCCAGCCTTCTCCGAGACCTTCAGCCAGGTATCCACCAATTTCCATGAACACCTTTGACGGAGACGCAACTCCGAATAATGACTTGACCTTGTTGACGATGGTCGAACCCATGCCAGTGATCTGATCATATAACCATGATGCCTTATCAGAGATACCATTCCAAAGTCCTGTGATCAAATTCTTTCCGACTTCTTTCCAGCTATCAATCGTGTCTTTGATGCCGTCAATCCAGCCTGTAACAGTCTCCACGATCTTCGATTTAATAGTATCTCCAACCGTGTCGAGATCATCACCAAGTGCTGTGAAGAGTTCCTCTCCGGCTGATGCCATGTTTGAAACTCCATCAACAATCGAGCTTATTATTGAACTTAGTAATCCAGGAATAGCAGAAACAATCTGAGTGATTATAGTTCCCATGCTTCCAACTAGTGCCACGAACAGAGTGATACCTGCATCCAGCATCTGTGTAACTCCGTCACCAGTCCAGAATGAAATAATGCTGTCAAGTATCTCCGGAATTGCTGTTGTAATTGCATCAATGATTGCCGGCATATTATCCACAAGTGCACTGAACAGTTCGAGACCGGCATCGACAATCAGATCAAGAGATCCTGTCAAGGTCGTTATGATTGAATCTAACAACGTGGGTATCTGTTCAACAATTATCGGAATTGCCTCAATAAGTCCTTCCACTATTCCGAGGAATATGGTCAGACCTGCCGAGATTAGATCATCAAGGTGGTCTATCAGTGTGCTTGTGATCTCCAGTATCACGCTTGTAACTGTCGGTATAATGGTATCAAGATTCTCTCCAATTCCGTTCAGCAGATTTTCAAGGATAGTCAGGCCAGTATCAACTAGATCCGGAGCGAGATCAAGAAACGCATCTCCCAGTTTCATAATGACATCACCTGCCGATGCTGTCAGTGCTGGAAGATTACTGATCAGTCCGTTAGCTAGATCTATAATAGCATTCGCACCAGCTTCCAGGAGGGCTCCACTATTCTCGGTAATAGCAGAAATAAGTGCGGTGATGATCTCGCTACCAGTTGATATCACGTCCGGAATAACATCTGCGAGACTATCAACAAAAGAATTAACACCTTCCGAGACCATTCCCAGACCGCTGTCGCTATTCCCGGCGAATATCTCTGTCAGTCCGTCCATGACAGTCGTTACTGATGGAAGAAACTCTGACAGCATATTATTTTTCAATCCGGAGAACGCTGTTGACATATCCTGCAAGCTATCCTTATATGCAGCGCCTGCCTTGATGGCATCATCTGACATTACTCCACCGAGTTCCTGCACACGGTCTTTCATAGCCTGAGTGTCTTCCGCAGATGTGTTCAGAAGTGCTCCCAGCTCTGTCGCTCCACGTCCTAAAAGCTGTGAAGCTGCATAGGTACGCTCTGTCTCATCATCCATGTTTTGTAGTGCTGTAATGGTCGCTGAGAACAGTTCTTCTGAATCCATACTCTCAATATCTTCCATCGAGATACCAAGCGTTTCAAAAGCTGCATTCCCTGTCTCGGCAGCGCTGGACAGCGTCTTCATGCTTGACTGCAGACTATCCATATTTGTTCCGCAGTGCTCCATGACCGCAGCCCATTCCTGGTATTCAGTAGCACTCATATTCATCTTCTGGGACTGCTTATCAATATGGTCTGTGTAATCTGCAAGGCTTGATATCCCACCGGCGAGAGCTGCAGTTCCACCAGCCACTGCTGCAGTGAATACACCGAAACTTGCTGCGCCTATCGTAGCAACCGTGCTCAGACCAGAACCAAAAGCAGAGCCAAATGAGCTTGTTGCAGACGAACCAGCCTTCGATGCCTCTCCATCCATGATGCTCGAGAGCTGACCGCTGATACCTTCTGCGGATGGTACTATTTGAATGTAATAATCAGCTAATGTCGGCATTTTTATTCCTTAACCTTTCCAGTCTTTGGGCTTTTTCTGCCTCAAATTCTTCAATCGAGTTGAACCCTTGGACCTCTTCTTCCTTGTCTTGGCTTTCTTCACAAAGCATTTTATAGATGCTCTGCGGAGGCTTTGCGTTCGGAACTTCGGCTGCGGTTGATCTGCTCCACTTGAGCCAGTTGACCGCATCGTAAATTAAAAACAACACCCTCTCGGATGTCGTGTACTTACTATCTGTGAGCTTTAATATCACTCGTGATTCTCGCCTAAGTCCTAACGCTAATGTGGCGATGTATAACGCGTCAAATCTTCTGTAATCATATATGCGATAATACTCCGCCAGATCGCAGATCAGTTCATCCTCACATAGCGCGATCACTCCTGCGAGGAATCTGATTTTTTTTCGGCGGTTTCTCCCTTCATAGCTGTCATGATCTCCTTGGCAGCCGAATAGACCTCGTCCTGAGGTACGAACCCACCGTTTTCCTTTTTGAGCTTCCTAAACAACTTCTTCTGATTGTTCTCGCCGAGAATAAGCTTACAGAAGTCTGTCATTCCCTTGAGCTTCTCTGCATTATCCTCGCTCTCTATCATGGCGATTGCATCAACGAGGCGGAAGTCGCTCAATATCCTCTCATCTGCCTCGTACTTAAATCCGTTTGATAATATGCCAGTAATCATCTCTGAACCTCCTTAACCTTCGCTCTGTTACTGCTCAACCATATACTCATAGTGAGTGTTACCACTGCCATCAGGGTAACAGCTCAGTGTTACGCCATAGCCAACTACCGCTCCATCTGTGTATGAAATATCTGCAACAGCAGTAACCTTTGCGTTAGGAATTACCACCCTCTTGACGCCTGTTCTTGTAACCATCTCAATAACATAGGCGTGACCTGCCAGCTCCTTGCTATTAGCTGTCACAGTAATACCTGAATCGTATGTTCCTGATACGTTGTCGTCTCCATAGACAGTCTTAAGAACCTCCTCACGAGTGGTCTCAATAAATGTCATCTGGAATGTATCGGGCTTGTCTGTCTGAACATCAAGCACTGTATCTCCGCCCCAAGCCTTAATAGCAGTATTTGAAGGTGAGTTGCTGTTAACGACACCCGCATCTGATATATACCCCAGCTCTGCAAAGCCAGCCGCAAGGGCTGTGGTCGCATCTGTGGGAAGTGTAGCAGTAAGCGCAGCTCTGAATACCGAGCCTGTAATCTTAGGCTTGCCGGCTGTTACGTTATTCGCGTTATTGCTCATTGTTTTATCCTCCTAATAATGTCTGATATCGAACACCGCCTGATAGCGGTATTCTTTAGTTGATGTGTCTGTATAGTTATAGTTTGAATTCAGCTCCACGCTCAGCACGTCATGTTCTGACAGTAAGCCGGAGCCATCATCTTCCTTGAGGAGCAAAGAAATCACGGTCTGATTGAGCACAGAAGCCTCATAGAGTGTTCTTCCGTAACTCTGAATTGCTAAAGTTGACTCATACGTGAATTCTCCACGTCCGCTTGTCTTCTCGATCAGAACTCGCTTGATGGCTCTGCCCTCGGTATCTTCGAGAAGGACAGGACAGTCAACTTTCCCATCCAGGAAGTCCTTCACGACCTTTTCAATCAATATCATGATTAGCCTCCTCCCTTTAGTAGAGAGTTTGTTGAGAGATTATCCTGCTTTGCTTCGTCCGTTACAGCTCTGACAGAGGCATTCGCCCTGGTTTTTCCGACATAGACACTAACCTCGTTGCCATTTCCGCCGAAGGATTGAGCATAGGACGCTAAAACATCCTGTATCTCCTGCGACTTCAGCATCTCCTGAATGCCTGAGCTGTTTAATACGAGCTTACCCATATCTCTCCACCTTTACATTCTGCCCCCATCGGAGCGGTATATTCTCTTGAATTCCAGTCTCCGGGAATCCAATCGTTCTGAACTTTTCACCCCAAATAATGACTTCTACATCATTCCAGTTATGATCATCACCCTTTGGGATGCCAAGTGTATAAGCTATATGCTTGCCGGTAAGATTGAGCGTGGACAGCCTCTCATCTGCTGATGGTAAGCCAACAAGAACGCCAGGAACATCAATGAATGAATAGCTGTATGTCGGCACTCCAAAAGGATCTGAACCAGTCTGAGTTTTAACACCGAGCTGAACTGTTGTCGTCTTCATCAGCTATCCCCTCCTGTCAAGATGGCAAGCGGATTGCTTGCACCGATCTGGTCACCAACACCGAGCATCTTCTTCTCAACTTTCTCGAGATAGAGCTGTCCGACAGATCCATTCGTGATTGTCCAGCTTTCTGAATAGCCCAATCCCGACTGTGAACCCTGTGTCGCTCCGACTGGAATACTCATCTCTCCATCACCGAGTGCTCTGACTACCATTCTGCAAGAAACAACCTTCTTGCTGTCCGTACTTGCGTCCTCGTTATACGCATCAATCAATATTCCTGCATCGTCAAGCAAAGAGGCGCATACACGTTCTTCGTCATCGGTCAGTGTTCTTGTCATCCTTGCCTGGACATCCTCGATAGTTGCATACGCCATTTTGTTTACCTCACTTCTTCTTTCTGCTTGTCTTCTTAGGCTCCGTGACCTTCTCTGTCACATCCTCTTTTACTTCCTTCTTCGGCTCGGCAGGCTTTTTTGCTTTGGGCTGAGACACGGGAGCCAGCTTGTGACCGGCTCCGAGATACTCATCCTTTCGCTCATCCGCTACCCACATGATTGAGCCTGTGGAAGCGTTGATCATCTTAATCATTGACTACTCTGCTGAGTATGTAAGAGCATTAAATACAGTAGTGTCAGCGCGGAAGCCAACTTCGATTTCTGCTCTAACTGCGAACATGTTCTGCTGGAAGAGATTGATTGTCTGGCCACTGCCAAGATCAAGTGTTGCGTCACTTGAGAAGTCAATCTTAACTCCCTCAACAACTCCGTAAAGAGCCTGTGTCCAGTCACCTACGAAACCAACCTTTGCAGGTACAGCAGGTGTTGCAGAAGAGTTGCCAGGAATATAAGCAGCCTTTGCAAGCTCTGTTCTAGCACCGAGGATCATAGGGATAGCGCCCTCTGAAACATTGTTAATGAACAGAGGCCTGCCAGTCTCATCTCTTGAGCCGAGGAGAATACCTCTTGCCTGAGGTGAGATAACATATCCGTTTACGATACCGCCATGAGTAGAGATATCTGTATCTGCTGCAACAAGTCCTGTATAAGCATCCTGTGCATTCTGAGGATCATAGTTGATACTCTGAGCTGTTATGTTTGCAAAAGTATCGAAGTCAGAACCAGGTGCCTGTGTTCCGCCAAATACTGTGTTATCGAACTTACTACCGAGAGCGCCGGGAAGTCTGTTGATGCAAGCATCATAGAGAGCTGCTATGTCACGTCTGAACTCGTTTGAGAAAGGAACGATAACTGCGAGCTTATATGCTCTCATTACCTTTGTCGCAAGTCCGGGATTACTAACAGGCTTAGCTGATGTCTCGCTAACCCATGCAGCCTCGGGGTCTGATGTGATTACATTGATTGCCACTCCTCTTCCGGGAAGGGAGATCTGTCTTGCGAGCTTCATTACTGCTGAAGCGTCCTGTGTCTTCTGGATGATCTCTGCTGATACGTCAACAGGAAGATCAATAGATGTTCTGTTAGTGGGTGTTCCTACTAATGCCATGTTTTTGTCCTCCTAAAATTTAAAGATTTTCGTTTACCCAATTAGCAAACTGCTGTCGGGTTGTTGCTTTTGTTGTCTTGGCGACTTCTCCAGCATCTCTGATTACTGGATAGCCTCCATTGAACTGCGCGAACGCAAGTATCTTTTCGGCTTGCTCGAGACATGCCTCCTCTGTCTCTCCGGTTAAGAGGTCAACGGGGATACCTTTTTCTGTCGAAATCTTCGACTTGATACGCCCGATCTCGGCATCCTTCTGAATTTTGTCTAACTTCGCCTGCAGTTCTACTACTTGCTCCTGAGATTTCTGAAGCTCGGTCTTGCCAGCCTCCTCAATCTCGTCAAATTTCTTCGCCTTTTCCTTCAGAGTTTCAAACCCCTCGTACTTAGCGCGCTCCCTTTTAACTCGTTCTGAAATCATCGCGTTGACCTCTTCCTGAGTAAAAGTCTTTGCCTCGACAGTCTCGACTGTCTCAGCGCCCTGCTGTGCAGTGTTTGTTTCTGACATAAGTCAATACCTCCTATGAGTGAATTCCTCGTTTTAATGGCACGAGTTGCCAAATTGTATTAAAAAAGCACCCTCACGGATGCTAATTTTCTTCGGCTTCGGAACTATTGAGCTCCTCAGTGCGCTTAGCGTATGCTATGCGCTTCTGTTCGTTTATCTCGTCTTTATTCTTCGCATAATTCTGTCTGCGAATAGAATTCGCCTTCTCTTCCATCGTTCGCCCTGGTGTTTCATCGTACAGCTTCGTGTTCGGCTTATATCCATCAATGCTAGTGTTGGAATTAAACCGAATGGCGAACTGACAATCACAATTTGCATGGATATGTTCAGCATGATTGCCCTTGATGGTATCGGCGCTTGCATGTTGCCAGCCATTTGCCGAAAGAAGTTCGCAAAATGCACATGTATCTCCGACAGATATCCAGGCGAACTCAGCTCCATCCCTTCGAGCGTTCTGAAGAGTAGTATCTGCACCAGCCTGCTTGACCATTCTCCCGACTATTCCGGATATATAGTCATCATTCTGAGAGAATGTCGATGCTCCGTAGATTGCTTTTGCAACCTCTCCAGCAGTAGCTGTCTGAGCAACCTGAGCAGCCGGAACAACCGCTCCACTCAATTCTGCTATGCTGTCATACATCAAAGCCGACAGCGCTGCGGATGCCTCTCCATACTTCGTAGCTATTCTGTAAGCCTCGGCTATGGCTGCCTCAAACTGTATTGCTTGATAACCGCCTTGAGACACGATCCAGGCGCTCATCTCTGCTGATGCCTTCTCACTTAATAGGCTCATGCGCTTCTGATAGCGCGTCCATGCCTTCTTAGATATTTTCATCAGCAAGCATGCCTTCCATCAGATCAAGCCCTCGTGTCTGAGCTTCCTGAGCCTTTATTCTCCTAATCTCTGCCTGATCAAAGCCGATCATCTCGAGGAAAGTGTCTGTATTAGCAAATCCCTCTCGAGCACTCGCAATCTTAATGGCTGCATCGGTAGTCACAGCCACACTCGGCATAGCCGGGTTCTTAAAATGCGCTACAATGTCCTTCTGCTCTTCTGATAGAGCATCTATCGTGGTCTTGTGTTTGATTGCCAGCGCCATGAGAGCCACACTTCTGAGAGCTGTACCGTTACCCATGTTTAGCTGTTCGGCCATCGCTATAAGCGTTTGAGACTGAGCAAGTATTGCATCGGAACTGGTCGGGTTCGCATCGTTAACCACTCCGGTATCAGTGACCGTTAGACCTGAAGCTGCACTGAACTGTGTGGCGAGTATCCTAAGCATCTCAACATGAGGAGTAATACTTCCCTGCTGGAGCTGTCCGAATGTCGGCTTCTCGCCGGTCTCGGGATTGTTGGTCGATGTGATTATCGAGCCAACGTACTGACGGAACTTGTCTGAAACAACCGCATCAAACTGCTCGTCTGACACTCCCATGAGGTATTTCTGCGGAGATGTCGCAAACTCAAGCCCGATTGTAGCGTTCGCTATCGTTCTGACATAGCCATCTATCAGCCTTCTGATGGGTTCCTTGATCCTTGATCTACCAAATGGCTTGTCTGTCGTTGCATTCCAGATCAGAGCCTCCATCCAAGGTCTTCCGAGCTTGTGAGGATGTCTCTCGGCTCTCCATGTCTCTCCAGTCCTTTTGATTACCCAGATATCTGTGTCTGTATAGTAATTGATCAGCGAAGGCGTCCAGTTGATATTCGGGTCATTGGTCGGAACTGTGTCGATGATAGCCAGTCCGCACTTGATACGACCTTTTGCTCCGTCCCATAAAGCCGCCGCTGACATAGGTGAGTGAAACCTGATTTTGACACCTATCTCCGGATCAGCGGAAAGCGTCACGAAGGTACATCCTAGCTTCAGCTCATCCCTGCAAGCCTTCATGTACTCGTTGATGAGGTCGTTCTGAATAGCAATCTGATCAAGCTCTGCGACTTCCATTCCGCTTGCACCAACAAAGCCATCAAACATTGACCTAGCAGCAAGCACATCAACGGTCTTAGCGCCCCAAGCACATCCAATCTCCAATCCTTTCAAACCATCCGGCAGAGCCAGTCCGAGGTTAACGCTGTTGAGCGATATTTTGCCCTCATAATACTTCTGCTTCTGACCGTTTTTGTACGAATGAGCGTTGAATTCGTTGACCAACTTCTGAAAATCATCAATCTCCCGAATGTCCAGTCCGCTTATGTTTTCAACATTGATAAATAGCATACTGATCTCTCCTAACCTACTCTCATCTTACGTGATGGATCTCTCTTACTTGTCTTCGCGCCCCATAATGCAAGGGCACATGCTTCTATCGGAGTGCTGTCTTCTCCTCCGAAGCCCCAGCCTCCACTAATAGGCCGCTTCACTGATGTGATAGCACTCTCTCTCAACATATCCTGCTTTTTGTACCATGTTAGCGTCTGCTCTGTCAGACCATCCATAAGCATTCCAACCGATGCAATCACGTCTGTCGCCCTTGGTCTGACAACAGAGCCTTTTATTCTCCAAGTCGATGCGATCTTATCTACGAGCACATCAACTCCGTTCTTTCCGTCAATAACGACACAGCTTGCTTTGCTGTACCTCTGATTGAGCCAATCAGCAAGCCATTGTGTTCCTAGTCCTGTCGGTTTCCGCTCGATGATTGATATTCGAGCCTTTCCATCCTTCGGAATAACCGCTCCGCATAGAACTACCTCTGCACCATCCGAGCTGAACTTAATTCCAAAGGCTGTCTTGCCTTCAGGTTTCTCCTCTTCTGATACACAAGCATCCCAAAGGTCAGCAGGGATGGCATAATCTAACTTATGCACGACAACCGGTGTCCACCAGCCAAGCCTTTCACGTGCAAATGTATCAGCAGACATCTGCTCGAACTCGCCCTCAATCGTGCTGATCTGAATTCTCCGACCTAATGCCGGATTGCACTCAAACCACCTTCGCTTATCCGCAACATCGCCAATCTCATCAACAGAGAACTCGAACCACGCTGTCGTGGTAGTCTCTCCCTTGATAGCCTTATCCCTTATCCCTCGGAATACCGTTCCGGTCACTGTTGGATCTGGCGGAGTTCCCATGTAAATAGTCTGTGGATTGAGACTGGCGGAGATTGCTGGAATGAAGGATGCCTGCGAGTTCTCGTCAAGCTCCTGAGCTTCGTCAAATATCAGCAGATCACCATGTTGACCACGTCCTCCATTACGAGTTCGGGCGAGGAACTTGATACGGCCTCCGTTAGTCAGAATGATCTGCTCTCGACCGAGCGCGGTCTTAATATCCTTGACGTACTTTTTCAATGCCTGTGAATCAAAAAACGAAGCCATTTCCTCGAATGTCTCCGTTGATGTCTTCTGCAGGTGGCTGGTATAGAGAACCCTCTCTCCATACAGCATCATTCCTGCCTCTGCTCTGCCTTGCATGATCAGCGTCTTTCCGTTCTGCCTCGGTACTGATCCACCGCAAGTCTTGCATATCCATTTCTTTCCAGGTGTCATCGCCATCCAGTCGTCAAGGATGTCCGCCTGCCACGGATCTAAGAGGAGCCCACCAGCTTTCAGCAGCTTGACCGCTCTCAATTCCGTCTGATCATATTTCGGCGCTATCCTGAACCTCGGGATCTGACACCCAAACTCACTCTGATCCGAGGAGCTTGTCGATTTCGCTTTCGTCGCCATTTGCGCCCTCCAATTCCTCAATTTCTTTGATCGTTGCTCTATATTCCTTTGACAGCCCTGCATAGCTTCGGGAATTAGCCTTCTTCATCAACTCCTCAAGCTCAGCTTCAAGCCTCTTCAACTTCTCCAATCTTGTCATTCATTCCACTCCATTCCGTATCTGTCCAGAATAGTTCTGAAATCCTCAATATCATGAGGCGCTGCATAATACTTCTCTTCGTTCCCATCGACTTCGATGCCTACATGCAGCAGCTCATGGAACAGCAGTATTCTAATCTGATCATCAGTGAACCGCTCCACATTCGGTTCAAATATCGTGATAGTAAAATCACACGGAACTGACCACTTCCACTTATCCGGAACCTTCTCGCACTCTCCGAAGATTACTCTCTTCTTGCTCTTCTTCTCGAGGTCAGATGCCAGGAATAAAATCACCACGTTGCTCTCGCGGATGTATTCCAGCTCGGGTTCTGACTTAATCAGATCTATAGCAATCTCTGTATACTCAACACTTATTCTTCGGGTTTCCATGTCCTCTCCTTAGTTAGTACGTACTAATTCAAATTAGCCTCGTGTGTAAATCGGCGCT